CTGTAAAACATGCGCTATTATGTTGTATCCGCAACTATGGATCTCGCTATCGGCGGCTAAACATACCGCATTTCCAATCTCATCTAGATAAATAACGTACTGCTCAGTACCATCTTCCAAGCACTTTTGAGAGGCATCGATCATTGCTTCACCGATTTCTTTGGCTTGGTTCGGGTTTAATATCATTATTAGATTCTCCCTGTTTAGCTGGTGAAGAACATAAAGTGAAAATTACTCGCACGTCAATCCTAATTACAGGCCTAGTTAAGTGAAATGGTTGCGCAAGCATATATTCGCTTATTATGTGCATAAATAGGTGGAAAAATTGAAAAATTTTATTT